TCCCTCCCCACTAATAATCTTTAAATTCCATAGCGCCTGCAGTACTAATTCCTGCTAAGCCTGCACAATACCAGTCAGAAGATAACGCACCTATTGCAATACCTCCAAGTAGATGCTATAACCTATGACTATCTTTAATCCATTTCCAGATGTTTTTCATATATCGTTAAAAACTAAATAACGGTATGTCGTCTTGTGGCTACGTATCAGCAAACCATTGTCTACTGAACAAAGGTAGCTCGAAGAGTTCAACCTGTTTATTTTCTTCTTTTGCAGCTGACACCTTTACTTGATATAACTCTTCTCTATATATCATTACCATACATAGAGCTATCACACGGTCTACGTTTTTTACACCATCTGTTTCTATAAGTTCTTCAAGCAACGGTTCACTGTATATCCTTTCTATATTTAAGTGCCCAGGCTCATATTCTTCCATTAGCCATTCTAATATCAGACCCTCTCCGTAGGCTCTTATTTGTTTTGTCATATGGCAGCCTTTTCTACGCTGTACACGACTATCTTTAAATATCTCTGTAATTATCTTATCTGGCTGATCCGCAAGCAAGTAGTCACAGTGTTTGTTTGTAAAGTACGGATATATACCTTTACGTTCATTCTCAAACAGCAGCCTAGCATTATAGAATGTTAACAGTTTACGTACATTCTCATAATACTCTTCGGCTGTGTCTGGTCTTCCCGTATATTCGGCTACGATTACGTCGTTCCAAGCTTCTCCTGCTCTAACTCTTTTAAAAATAAACGTCGATCCTAACGAGTTAGTGAACGACTCGTCATGATCATATGGGTCGCAACCGCCAATGTATAATCCGAATGGGGCATCTGGGATTGGGTATTCCCAGATAACTACTGATCCTCTTGGTTTGTCATCTCGTTTATCAGGTTTATATTCTGTTATATCGCCAGATTTCTTTTCTGTAGCTTTTACCATACCATTTCCATCCCAAAATAAGTCAACCACATGCTTCATGTTTTTAAGCTTTTCGTTTGTTCTTATTCTAGTTAGTTGGTCCATCAAAAGCTTTTTAGGAAATATATTTTTTCCTAATTCCAAGCACGCTTCTGCAGGCTTCATGGGACGTTCTGATATGAATCTATCTATAGCTTCCTACGAAGCTCCGCCGTCACGTACTTTGTTTCTTTCAGCTATTAATCTTTCAATAGCGACATCTTTCTTACTATTACCATCTGGATCTATACAAGATCCGTCTTTACTCTCTAGATTCCAGTAAGATGGAGAGAAGAATCCACATTTAGTATTACTTGCATTGTCATCCCATATGTTAGGGAATCCAAGTACATTAAATGCGTCCGGGTGATAGAACATATTTTTTAGTCCATCGAACGCCGCACCTTCAGTACCACCTGTACCAAATGCTATAAGTAAACCAAAAGCTACACCGTCGTCAGTTTCTACAGCAGGACGTTCGATTTGCCACGCTGTTTCAAGACCCGGGAACTTACCACCTTCCTCAAATAGTACAAGCTTACCACGAGTACCACGAAGGCGTTCTGGGTCATTCTTCAGTGTAATACCTGTGATGGAAGATAAATAGCCTTGTTCAGTTTCTTTACCAAACTCATCTTTAACTTTGAATCCAGATACACGCTCCATACGAGTAGCAGTAAGTCGTTGTTTTGACCAGTCTGTATTCTTGTCAACGAAGTCCATTATTTGCCAAGCTTTTGTAAGAATTCCGTCACCAACTAGGAATTTCTGTTCTGAAGCTACCGCAAAGTTCTTAGACCCTGGGATGAGTTCGTAGTTTCTAACTAACATACTAGCCCCCTTAAAAGAGTAACCTCTTTGTCTACACTTAAGGACTGCCATATGTTTACCTTCATTCTCAGCCTCTTCTATCGCATTGAAATAGTAATAGTCACCGTCCCAGAAATTAGGGAATTCAAATACACGATTTCTCTTTAGGCGTTTTTGCCCATATCTATCCGTATATTCTTCTTCTACCAATTTCATGATAGGACAATAGTTTAAATAGAAATAATGGTAGCCAGTAATAGCATCTCCATCTTCTGCAACATATCCGTTAAGACATCTATCTGTCTCTCTATCCCAATAGTTATTATAATCTGTAGTGCCTCTGGGTGCTAAAGTATAGCATCCATGTTCTTTGAAGAACTCAGCAGGCTTACAAAATTTTGAAGAATTGTATATTTTTTTATTAAAGTCTACCATAAATATTTATTACCTTGGAATTTCGTAGCGGCCTATTATACCGCCACCTTTTACTTTACCCGTCTCCAACTACTCAGCTCTTGCCTGTTTCATAGCAATGTCTAGAGACTTTACAATATTTCCAACATCTTTTAATATTCTTGTAACCTTTATAGCTGTATCTATATCCATGTTACCCTAAGAGTAGTCGTTTAGGGCAGCTATAAGCCCCTCTGCTGCAGTCTATGAAGCTGAAAGTAATCTAGTTCCAGGCGTTTCCTAAAACTCTATAAAACGCTTTTCTAACTCTTTAACCTCTGCAGTAGGTACATATTTACTATCTCCAAATACGTCTTTAGCTACAGTAGCAGCCCTTGTTTCTAATGGGTATGCTTCGTATGGAGTATTCCATTTATGTAGCCATACTACGTATTCAATCTCCTTCAACGCCGAAGACTTATCCTTTGCACTGTTGTAATGATCTCTAAACGGTGGTATAGCTAAGTCTTCGGTATTGAGAGATATTTTATCACCTTTAATGTCAAACATGTTATATAATGTTAACATACATTCTCAGTATCTTTTCAAGCATCTTATACATTCTATGTACCAAATGCCCTATTAGATACGCAGCTTCCTCGGAATCTTCTTTTATACCATAATATTGACATATGTGTGACTATACGTGTTTAGCTTCATGTATACATGTATTAACAAACTAACCTATATTCTTAGCTTTCCCTATACACACGATGCTCATTTTGTAGTTAGTATTTGTAAAAGTAAAGCCTGTGTTCTTTCTTTTTAGTACACTCAGTGCTTTCTTCATATCCTTTTTCGGGCAATCTATTTGCTCTAAAGAATCTACTATCTCTACAAAATCGTATTCGTCTACATTATAATATATAAGAACATTCCAACCACGGTCCCCGAGTTGTATATACTAAGATGTCATACAAACTCAGACCAATCAACTGGAATATGCATACCCTCTATATCTGACATCCAGCGGTTGAATGGTTGCCCATCATATCCATCTGGGTCATCTATAGTTTTCTTTACATACATACAGAGATTGTAATCGTTATTAGGTACAGCATTACCTAAGTAATCAGCTTTACACATATTTGCTACATATACAGCATCATAAAGCTTGTTATACTCTAAGGTAATATTCTGCACTTTTAACTTTTCTTCTAATTGTTGTTTAGTTATAGGAGTTATAGGACCTTTGTCATCTTCCATTAAAGATACTGCAAAGTCACATAACTCTTTTGTAAAGTGAGGACCGTATAATCTCTGGTACTTTCTGTAGTGTTTAGTTGTTCTCATTTCTTAATAATATTGATTCTAACCTTTTAAGAGTTGACTGCATATCACCTACCTACTACGATAAGCTATCTATTCTAGACTCTCGTTCCTGTTCTCTTGCGTATACAGGATTTAAAGTCTTAAGTATATCTTCGTAAGCAGTTATAGCAGCTTTGTGTTTATCAACACTATCTATTACATCCTTACTTTGCTATAATAGAGAATCTACTTCTGATATCATAGCTTCTTTATTCTCACTTAAAGTATAATCTCCATAAGTATGTATAGATAAGTTGCTAGGTACACTAAACTCTTTCTTTTCATCACCTACTCGTACCGTAATATCCACTACAGTTTGCATATTAGTACCTACACTAACAGCAGGATTGTATGTGGGATACATGGGACGAGGCATTGTAACATTATCAATGCTACCTACTTTTACTTCTGGTCTGGCACTTCTATCAAGTATATAGATAGAAGCTCCTTTTCTCAATGTAGAAAACATAATAGTAAGTATTAAGAGGTTGGGGGCCGTAGCCCCCTCGCTCATTAAACAAAGCGTCCCATGCGATTACGACGCATACGCATACCTCCACGCATTCCTCTACGAGACATTCTTCTCATAGAAGCGTGCTTACGCGTATCTTCGTCATCCTCATATTCTTCTGGGTCATATTCGTCATGACGATAATTACGAGTTGAATATCTATTACGATACTCCATATCAGAGTCTTCGTTATCCCACTCGTCTTCGTTCTCTTTCGATGCTTCATAGCAATCGTACATAGCGTCTTCAAGCTCACAAAGAGTAAGCTTTGTTTTCTTTGCGCTATGTTTAGCTTCATCAAGAAGGTCGAATGCTGTATCGTAAGCAGCATCCCGCATTTCAATAACTACCATAATTTAATAAAGTTTTAATGTTAATATTAAGCTGGAATCTAAGTAGTAAGCATCTGCATCAGATTAGCATTCTTGTCATAGTATATAAGATATACACCAGCACCAAGAATCTAAGCTGCTGTGATAGCTGTACCACCAACATTCGTAAGCGGTTGTGTAAAATCGTTTGATGAGAACAGTACAGGCAGTGTACCTGTAGTTCCATCGGGAATAGCCTGGTTAAGTCTAAGTAGTATAATACCCTTATCATTCAACCACCTGAACGATCTATTAGGTATGTTTATCACTACATTATCTGCCGTAACACTTATAGAACTAGTTTCGATCAGAGGTATTCCCCTTCTGTTGGAGAAGTTGAATGGATAATTAGTAGAACCAAACATAATTACCTCCTTTCTAAATCAATTCCAGAAGCTATTAGAACCACAGTTATTCATAGCGTAAAACCCACCAGCAAACGGAGTAGTATTTACAGCTGTAACATTGGGCCACTGAACAGGGATTGTATTGGGCTGTGAAGCTTTAATAGCAGCGAGCTCAGTAGCAACAGTATTAAATTTCTCGTTAATGAATGCAGTTTGAGCAGCGTTATTTGCATTTGAACGTAACAGAGCATTATCAGCTACCAGAGTATCAATCTTATTCTGCAGCTCCCTCTTCTCAAGGTCACAGAACTTATCGTTGATCATAACACTCTGAGCAGATATAGCATCAACAATATCACGAGTATTGCGCTCAGCCTGATTAGCCAGCGTATTGGTCTGCTGACATACAGCAAGCTGATCAGCAGCCTGCTCCTGTGCTGATTGCAGTGTAGCAGCAGCGTGATTAGCTGCCATCTGAGACTGCAGTGTATTAGTCTGATTAGCAATAGCAAGTCTATTCTCGCAGCAGCACTGACATATCTGGCTGGCGATAGATGCATTACCACTCTGTATGGCGTTCTAAATTTGCAATCCGCTCATGCCTACCTGAGTACCTACAGAAGTAATAGCATTGTTCAGTGTGAATATACCATTCTGTACAGTATTGACCTCAGTGTTTAAGAGGTTTGCAAGACTGTTAATAGAATCACGATTACCCTGGATAGCGTTCATCAGCAGCTCACGACCAGAATCGTTTGCAATCTGATTAGAGAGGAATCCATTGCCTCCGTTTCCACCGAAGCCGTTACCTCCCCAGCCTCCGTATCCCCAGATAAGCCAGAGAAACAGAATCCACATCCAGTTATTACCACCAAAACCACCGTTGTTGTTAAGAGCCATCAGCAGGTTTGGATCAATGCTATTATTCCCCATCTCAGGGAACATCATAATTTTAGAACTTTCCATAATAATTAATGTTAATAAAATAAGTTAATAAATGTTAATAATCCTTTATTGTGCAGTAAGGTCTGCTTAATTGCGCCATATAAAAGTGTCGGGGACTTTTATATGACTTACTACACG